GGGGTGGGGAAGAACCGCCAATGCACATGATTAATCCTTGTTTTGTTTCGCTGCCAATACTGTCTGGAGTTTGAGGTGGTGGGCCAGAAAGTTGATCACTCGCTGGCCCCCAATCAATACTCCCAACTCTTCTTGGGAGACTGGGAAATCTGGAAGTTTGTTTGGGAAGGCCGTCTGGAGGTATTCCAGAAGGTCCTTGTTTATGTATGGGACCATCTATAGGTTCTCCTAAGGTGCATGGAAAGGATTTCAGTGGATAACGATAGGGTGTTCCATGCCCAGCCTTGCAACCAGCCCACGCTGCACACCCTCCAGCACGGCCACCCTTTGGGCCATCGATAGGACTTCCCCATCGATCACCCGAGGAACCTGCCCCCGATCACAAAGGGAGTGAATCATCTCCACCTCTTTGGTGATAAAGGCCATAGCCTCCTCAGATACTTCAGCCATTGGCCTTCTCCGGTGGTTTGTTCCCGTCATGCCAGAGCATGAACATGAGGCAGCACAGGGCATGGGCAAGGTGATGTTTGCCTGTCTCCTGGTCAAGCCGCTCTCCGTTACGCCACGCATCAACGTGCCGGTGGAGGGCGTTGTAGTACTTCTCGGGGTCCACATACATCCAGTTGTCTGGGGAGTACTTGGCGGCACCAAAGGTCAGCACATCAACCACCTGTGCCATGACCCCTTTGGGGACCAAGGACCAGTTGGGCTTCAGCGAATCAAACTTGGTTCCAAGGGTGGTTGCTCGGTCCCTGAGTAGCTCGTTCAGATCGGACGGGGCTTTGGTTGTCACAAAGGTGCGGCGAGGGATGCCGCCAGTTGGGACTCCGTAGTCGGGTTCCATAAGATCACTTCTTTCTTGTTGAATGAATAGTCCGAGGAGCGGCAGATCCGTGCCACTCGGGCCTGAACCAATGCTTCCTCGGGGCCAAGCTTGGCTTTCGTAAATGCGGCAACTACGTTGGTCCACATGTCTCCTTCTTGATCGAGGATCTTCTGGGCGGCTACAGGGCCAACGCCTGGGCAACCCTTGTAGCCATCAGTGGTGTCCCCTACGAGGGTCTGGTACATGTGCCACCAATCAGCCTGGGCCTCAGTGATGTCGTACATGACATCCTTGCCAAAGTCATAGAACTTTCCTGGGATGGTCTTAAAGTCCTTGTCGATGGAGCAGATGACAGAGTCAAGGTAGCGCCCAGATGTAGCCAGGATGCCAAGGCAGTCATCGCCCTCAAGGCCATCCTTCAGGAACGATTCATGGGAAGCCATTGCCTTCTCCTTGAGCCACCCAAGTAGCAGGGGCTTTCGCTTGTCAACCCTGTTGCCTTTGTAAGAGGGCAGGACGGAGTAGCGGAAGTTGTTCGGGCTGGTGAATGCAAGGATGTAGTGGTCTGCCTCAAGCTTGTCGAGGAGTGCCTTGAGCTTGTCTTCAAACATCTGGAGGACATCTTCTTCGTAGCTATGGAGGGTCCAGAGGCCATCGCCCCAGTTCACAGGCTTCTCTCCTGCGGCTGCTGCTTGGTACGCCAGTACGTCAGCGTCAATGAGTGCTGTTGTCATGTCTTCCCCTTTGGCGGTGTGCAGGTGTGAATGCTGATCTCAACGAACCCGCTGGCAAGGCGCTTGCCGCAGCGTGGGCAGAAGTTGCGCTCCTCTGTGGCAGAAGCGACAAGGGCGGCAAAGCGTTCAAGGCAGCCCCTTGTGCCGTCACAAGTAACATCTCGTATACCAGCTTCACGCGCCATCTCAATGATTGTTTTCATGGTGCCCCTGCTGCGGTGAGGATCTTTAGACCCTTGTGGGTCAATCTCCAGTGGTGTCCATACGAGATCCCGCCAGTTGGTAGTGGGTAGCCCGTGGAGATGAGGCCAAGAGATGCCAGCCGTGCAATTGAGTAGGCGTGTTCCCTACTGAAGTTCGACTGGAGGCTCTTGGGGTGGATGAAGATCGACAGCATGATGTCAATCAGTGAGTCATTGCCCATGTGGTTCCTTGTTTTGCTTCACCGTTAAGACGGCAGCGGAAGTTGAATAGTTCACCGACCTTGGTCACGCTCGTCATCGCCACCTTGGCAACTTCGTTAGCGATCTCTGGAGTGCGGCAGGCGATCTGGACTTCGTCATGGGACCAAGCACACAGTGCATAGTCGCCATCCCAGCCGTGCTTGAGGCCCCTGGCATACAGCTGGTCCTCCACCGTGACAACCCACTGCTTGCACACCAAGGCACCCGCTGATTGCAGGAGGGTGTTTAGGGCAGCGTGGCTTGAGCGAATGTGGATGCTTCGTCCATCCAGACCACGCAGGCATCCATCTTGTTTGGCTTTGAGTTGGACTGCTTCCTTGAGGTACTTAAGAGCAGGCAGTCCCTTGAGGAACTTTGTCTTGAGCTTCTTTCCAGCCACAGCATCACCGCCAACGATTTGCCCCACCTTTGCATCACCGGCACCGTAAAGGAACCCGTAGATGAAAGTCTTTGCATTCGCTCGAGTTGGGAGTCCCGCAGCCTTTTGGTTAACTGAGTGAATGTCTCCATTCAGGAGTGCTTCTCCATAGGCCCCACTGTCCCATCGGGCCATGTAGTGAGCGAGACATCGGAGTTCAAGTCCAGATGCATCTGCTCCCACAAGAGTCCACCCTTCGGGTACGCCAAAGAGCGAACGGCACTCTTCTCCGTACTCGGAGTTGCCGCTGGGGACTTGTGAAATGTTTGGGCGAGAGTGTGTAGCGCGGCCAGTAACTGCGCCGTTGGGATTGATCGAGCCATGAATTTTTCCTTTAGTGACTAATTTCATCCAAGCGTTATCCCCTTCAGACAGCTGTCCGAGGCGCTTGGAAACCATGAGGTATTCGGTGAGGAGGGGTGCTTCGGGATACGGGAGATCCTTCATCACCTCTTCGTCCACTTGAGGGGCACCACCATCGGTGAACTTCTCAGGGACCCAGCCATGTAGGGCAATGAGCCGGTTGGCAATGTGTGGCCGAGATCGGGGGTTGAACATCACTGTCTTCACCCGAGGCACAGGAACACTAGCAAGGTAGCCAAGGCGTTTGTTGTCTCGCTTAGGTACGAAGTCAGCCAGCTTCACTTCCCAGGGCAGGAAGGTCTCCTTAAGGACAGCCTCAAGGCGGTCCCTGTGGACGATCAGCTTGACCAGCAGTTCGGCAGCGGCCTGCTCGTTGAAGCAGAAACCGTTGCGTTGCATCTGGCTCATCACCCACTGGATCTTGTGTTCTAGATCAAGTGCTTGCTGGCTGTAGGCTTTCTTGAGGCATACCGCAAGAAGCTTCATCGTCACCTCGGTATCGCGGTCACAGTAGTCCAGCATCTCTTGCGTGAACACTGCCCAGACATCAGCATCCTCCTCTGTCTCCTTCTTGCCGAAGTCCCCCTTGAGCAGCCCGAGGCGAACACCCCAAGCTTCAAGCGAATGGCGTCCAAAGAGGGCACCAGGAAGTACACCCTTCTTCATCAGCCCTGCATCGATCTCTTTGATGTGGCTCCAGATCAGTCGGGCCATTACAAGGGTGTCGAAGCAGCGGTCCCTGTCGAAGATGAACATGTCGGGGTACAGCTTCTCGACTACGGCATGGTCGTAGTTGATGGTGTTGTGGCCCCCTATGTGGAAGCCATGTCGATGGTGTGCAGTGTGCAGAGCCGTGAGTCCCTCGAGCACAGTACCGTTACGGCCTATTGCTGGAGCATCGGACCAGCGTGTCGTTGCGCCATCAGATACATCACGGATAACCAAGCAGTGAATCTTGGTGACGGTGTCGAGCAACCCATTTGTTTCTAAATCCCATACGAGTCGTTTGACATCAGTCATTTGATTTCCTTTGTGTGTTGTTGGAGGGACAGGCTTCGCACCTGATAGGCCCACATAAGCAGGGCTACAAAAACCGAGTGCAAGCTCAGTTGTTATCGGATCGGACAGGCACCACCCGCGCAGTCATCCTCTAAGTCATCCGAGACAGTGGTCTCATCAAGCTCAAAGGGAACGATGCGGGTCAGGTAATCGTCATAGACAGCTTTGGTCACCACCTCTTGCGGGAGGTAGAGATAGCCGAGGTCGGCTGCTGTCTTGGTTGGGTCGTTGCGGAAGAGGAAGCTCACACCAACGTAGTTGTCCCAGTTGTCAAACAACCACTGGGTAATCGCTGGAACTTCCGAAGCGTCATACGAGATAGTCGCGGAGACATTCTGTTGACACCAGCTTTCCATCAGCATCTTGTAGCGGTCCAGCTGGGCCACTGCTGACTCAATGTTTACCTCGACACCATTTACTTTGTCGAAGTGAACAGTCTCCCAAGCCACAGGAAAGGTAGCAAGCACAGACTCTTTATCAAATGGATGATCGAAGACACGGTAACCAGAAGCGCGAAGCTTAGGAACCACAAGATCAAACTTAGAAAACACCACGTTATTGAGGATGTACTTACCAAGTGGCTTGTGAACGCCCTCAGTGGTATCCATGATTTTCGAGAGGGTGCCTGAAGGCTTGACCGTTGTGACATTCTTTGGACGCGGCGTTCCAAGTTCATCAGCCATTGCGTATGCAGCCGCTGTAGCTGTTCGTTCAAGTTCCACATAGTCGTAGGCTTTCAGGTCTGGGCGGGTAGCAATGCCGGTAAGGCCCACACCGCACAGGCGCAGGAAGTCGTTGTTCAGGTGCCATGCTTCTTGCAAGATGCCATCACGCAGGTTCACACAGGTCTGCCGGTAGTTCGCTCGAGCAGCCAGATGGACAGCACGGCGGAGACCAGCGGAGTCACCGTGGAACTTGTGAAGATCCACCTCAGTCAGGTTGCAGAAGCTCTTGTTGCCCAGAAGGATCTCGGCACAAGGGTTCACGCCCTTCATCCACGGGGCACGTTTCTGTGCAGCTTGACCGTTGATGAATCCTGGCTCAGAGCCACCGCTGTCCACCATCAGCTTGAAGATCCCTTCCAGATCTGAGAGGGTCGGCTTATGCGTAAACAGCAGGGAGTTGTTGGACTGCGCCCGTTGTGGGTTGTTGATCCAGAACTGATCCTTCGCCACAGCAAACTCTTCCCACTCATCTTCACCGTACTCAAACAGGGCGATCTCAGCGGAGCGGCGTGAGGACAGCACAGTGCCCATCCAGTTGACCAAGTCCAGGATGTCCATACGGTTCAAGAGAGAACCAGCACGGCGATTTAGGATGGCGTGGATGGCTGTGTAGGCAGCAGCGAGTGAGGTGTCACCTGAACTGATCCAGCCGTATCCTGCAAGGCGATCTCCTGCCGGACGTATCTCGGAGAAATCAAGTACAAGTTCACTGGCGGAAAACTTATGAGCGACCAGCTTACCGACTGACTTGGCCCAGGCTTCAGCGGAGTCCCCAACTTTGATTGTCCAGACTCCATCTTTGAAGGTCTCCACGTTGTCAGGATTGCCGCCCTTCGCTGTTCGGGTGCTGCGAATGATGGTCAGCTTCCCCATCGGTTTGGAATAGCCAGTGAGTTGACCGATGATTGGACGGAAGCCAACACCACAGCCTTGCAGCAGAAGCCACAGGACATCGACACAGTCCATGACGGTTTCCACATTGGTGAAGCTACAGTTGAACTGGCTGGCTTCACGCTTCTTGGCAACGTCAGTGCCCCCCAGCCATAGGGTGCGGCCAGAAGTTAGCACCTTGCGGTCCATCATCAACTGACGGAGTTCAGCAAGTTCAAGGCCATCTAAGCTAATTTCATCGAAATCGGCACGTTCCCAGAGCCACTGCTGGTGACCAATCACTCTGTCAACGGTCTGCTCCCAGGATTCAAAGCCACCTTCAGGAAGTGGTCGGTTGTATGTTCGGCGTGTAATTACTTGGGCACGGAGAGAGGGAGTCATTCTTTTTCTTCAGGGAAGAACGCCTCCATAGTCACAGGGGCCACAGCACGGATAACCGTGAGGGCCTGTTGAGCAATGAGGCGGTGTTCTTTTTGGGTGGATGGATCAAGGCGGGACTTGAGGTAATGAATCCATGAGCGGAGAGTTCCGTTCATGTACATGCGTGAGGAGGTCAGTCCTTCAGGCAGGAGGGCGCGGGCTTGTTCCTTGGCAATCCCTTTGGACAGCGCTGTGGCATATAAGGCACCCGCCATCTGTTCGACTTGGCCCTGTGCGTGTGCCCACCAACTGGCGAGGTAGTCATCAGAGGTCTCAATAGAGTTCTGACGGTTCACCACATCCTGCAAGCGGCACTCCCGAAGCTCTGCAAGGGGCAAGGCTTCAGTGCTGGCATAGCGTTGCGAGAACTCTTGAAAGGAGAACGAGCGGTGCCTCAAGATCTGCCTACCTATATCTCGGGTAGTGTTGATCTCAAGACAGACATTCGCCATCTCAAAGGGACTCACATGGCCTTCCCGCATGCAGAAGTTAAGGAGACCACTGATGGCCTCGTTACTCTGGTTTGCGGGGTTGGACACACGGGCCATGTAGGCCACCTTGGCATCAGCCTCTGGCGTAGCCCAGTTGAGGATTACGCTCACGCTGAAGCCAGCGAGTACCGTGCATAGCGTTGGCCCGTCAGTGGGTGGCGCTTGTCTTCACGGTTGATCGGGTAGCCCTTGTCCTGGAGTTCAGTGATGCGGCGAGTCAGGGACTGCACCGAGTGGTCCAGCATGGCCTCACGCTGGGTGATCGAGCCGGTGTGTTCCATGTGAGCGAGGATGATGGAGGCTTGGGGGGTGAGGTTCATGTTCATTTAGAAATCTGTCTGTGGTTGGAAAGTTATTTGTTCTTCTGGTGCTTCTGTTTCAAACAGGAGTCCAGTGTTCTTGTCGTAGCCGAGGTAGATCAGTTCACCCGTGGCTTGACCCGTGTAGCGATCCTTGAGGACTCGCAGGGTTGTTGTCTGGCGCTCCTTCGCATCTTCAGACTGTTGGTTTCGCTCCAGCCCGAATGCAAAGTGGGTCCAGAAGCCAATGGCACGGGCACCCTTGAAGTGCCGCATTGATACATGACCGCCTTCCTCATGGCTCTTGCCATCAGGGGTGGCAAGGTGGGAGATGAAGTGGATGATGACTTTGAGTGCCTTCGCGAGGGAGGCCATCTCTTTCATAATCTGTTCCAAGGACCCCCGCTCATCGGCGGTGTCTGCCATCGCAGTTAGGTGATCTATGTAGAAGATCCTGATGCCTTCAGAGATAGCCATGTATCGGACTTTGCTGGCAACTACCGACCATTCGGTTTCTCCGAAGTTGTCGTAGAGGGTTACCTTGCCGTCAAGCTTCAGGACCCATTCGTTGCGCTCTTCTTTCGTCCAAGAGCCATCAGGTACATGAAACCTTTTACCGGCAAGCTTTCCAGCCACTCGAGTGACAGTCTCTGTAGGCTGTTGTTCAAGGAACACAAGGCCAACTCTTTCTGAAAGTACCGAGATGTCGTAGGCGATTTGCTGGGTGAAGACATCGGTTTTACCAATGCCTGTCCCCGCGCCCAATCCATAAATTTCTCCATGTCGCCGTCCAAAAGTTAGTTTCGTTAATGAGGGCAGGAACCAAGGTAGGCCCTGCTCAATGTCTTTGTTCAGTTCTTCCATCAGGTCAGACACACCAACCAGACCATCAGGTCGGAAGGCTTTGGCCTGCCAGATGGCGGTCACGATCTGATCCCCTTTACCCTCTTGAAGAAGTTCGTTGGGGTCTTTCATGGAGAGGCTTGCGATCTTGCATTTGCCAGTAGCAAAGAGACCGGCACATTCCTGTGCTGCCTTCGTTCCTGGTTCATCCATGTCGAACATCAAGATGACCTCTTCAAAGGCATCGAAGTACTCAAGGTTTGCTTTGATAGCCTTGGCTGCACCTTGGGCACCGTTGGGGATGCTGATGACAGGCCACTTGTTGTTCTGCACCTGTGACACAGACATGCAGTCAATCTCTCCTTCAGTGATGACGATCTTCTTGCCACCACCCCAGTGACGGGAGCCGAAGAAGCCAGTGGATTCCTTAAGGTTTCCCAGGACAGTGAAGTCCTTGTTGGGGAACCGGATCTTCTGGGCAACCATCTCACCGGCAGCGCTGTAGTACGGGGCGATCTGGACTTTGGAGTCCTTGAAGGTCCCCACTTGGTATCCGAAGAAGCGACAGGTCTCCTCGCGGATGCCCCGCTTGATGAGGTCCTGGTATTCGCCAGTGATGAGGCTCATGTTTTTCCTTGAGGTGTTGGGCTGAGTGGGTGCTTGCCCGTCACCGTGGACATAAGCCTCGCAAGCGAAGCAGTACTGGTGGTTGTCGGAGAAGAGAGAGTTGGCATCAGAGGAACCACACGCACCGCATGGCACATGTACCAAGAAGTGAGAGGGTTCCTTGGTGGTCATGTGATGATGTAAAGGACCGCTGCTGTTGCCAGTGCTACCGCTGTGCAGAAGATTGCGATCAGTGGAAGCCAGTCTTCAGGCTTGGTTTCAAAGTGGGAGCGGAACATAGGTCGTTGGTCTTTCATGGGTTCATTACTTTCTTGACCCAAGTCTTTACGTCAAAGGACGGGCAAGCCTTGGCTACATTGGGGAAGTCACGGTGGCCTTGGATCTGGCCGAGCGGGTACTTGTCCTTGAGTTGCTTCAGGAGCTTCGCAAGGGAGTCGAACTGGGCATCAGTGAAGTTGTTGATTGGCTTGCCTGTAGGGCCGTTCTCATCAACGCCACCCACCATGCAGATGCCAATGCTCACGGAGTTGAAGCCTTCAACATGGGCACCAATGGCGTCCTCATCTCGGCCCTTCTCTACAGTCCCGTCAGTCTTGATGACGTAGTGGTAGCCAATCATCAGGAAGCCCCGCTGCCGGTGCCAACGATCAATGACCTTGGCATCTGTGGCTGGGTCAGGCTTTGATGCCGAGCAGTGAACAGCGATGTACTCAGTGCGCTTCCGAGCGGTTAAACCTGGAGTCACTCTTCGTCCTCATCTTCAGGTTCCATCGTGGCTGCAATGCGGCACAGGATGCTTGCGAGTTCAAGCAGGTCATGGCGGCAGAACCATTGCTCATCGATGGACAGCATGACGGTCTGATCTTCTTCATCAAAATTGAAGCCAACTTCAGCTCCCATATGCGGGGTTGTAACCACACCATCGGCAAGTAGGTCGATGGAAACTGTCTTGAAAATTTCTGGATATTTCATGGTTTACTTTCTTTGATCCACGCTGCGGGAACTGTCTTGTCTGCGTACTTGAAGCCGTACTTCAGACACCAATCGGCGTAGCTGGTGGGCGATCTCTTTGAGATCTTTTGTTTGGAGGATGAGAAGACAAAGCGAATGTCGTACTCAGGGTGCTGTGCTTGGACCATCAGGTGTTTCTGACGGTCGGCTGTAAGGAAACGGCCCTTGGTCTCCACAACGATCCCATTGGGGAGTTGGAAGTCGGGGGTGTAGGTGCGTTTCTTCGCTGGTTCGGTGAAGGGAATCTTGAAGGACTCGTAGGTGAACGTGACCCCTGCTGCATTAAGTTGTGCAGCAAGGGCCTCTTCCAGGCCAGACCGGAAGCCATGCTTCAGTCCAACCTGTTTCTCAGAGAGTGCAGTCTTCGATTTAGAAATCTTCCGAGTCGCCATTGGCTGGTGCGGTAGATTTAGCTTCAGCGAACGGTGCCTCTGCATCATCTTCAGATGCCTCATAACCGTCCTCTTTACCGAAGCCGTGCTGGGCAGCGGTGCGTGAGCCTGGGCCAACCAGATCGATGACCTGAACAGCGCTCAAGCGCAGCGAGATACCCGCCATGCCCTGGCCTGCAACGAAGTAAGGTGCGGCCTGGAAGGCAACCTTGCCCACAGTGCCGCCATAGATGGCCGTGCCGGTAGCCAGGGGGGCACCCTTGCTGTCGAACAGGCCAATCTTGTTGAACCGCTTCTCGCCTGTCTTGCGGTCCAAGATGCCGTACTTGGTCTTGACATTGAAGATCACATTGCCGGTCTCTTCTTCTGTCTCAGGATCGAACTCGTCCTGATAGAAGGGTTGTTCCTTCAACTCGCCCATCTTCTTGCGGGTAGGCAGTGGGAGTTTTGCAAACTCGATCTGGCCTTCCTTGATGGCTGCTTCCCACTCAGGCTGGAGGGCATCAATCAGGGACTGAGCGACAGCGCGGCTGACCACAAGGCCAGTCTTGAACTCACCGTCTGGCTTGGGGAACTTCACATTGCCGAAGTCAGGCTTGGACAGTGAGGGGAATTTGAAGACACCGGCGGGGCTGGTGAAGGAGGGGCGTTTGATGAACTGGGTAGCCATGATGGTTAAGCTTTCTGATTGAGGTGTGCTGTGTGCAGCGAGGGGATGTCGTAGCCTTGTTCACGGAGGGCTGCGATGAGGGAAATGGGGAGGCGGAAGCCACCACGCAGGAGTGCAATGGCTTGGCCTATATGGGATTCGTATGGCATGTGGTGTTCTCAAAAAATGGACGAAAGAAAACCTCCCGTGATTTCTCAGGGGAGGTTGGGTGGAAGCAGTCAAAAAGTTCGGCTGGTTTTCCTTAGGTGCATGGAAAGGAAAGAGCGTTGATTCAATTGAAGATTTTTAAACTGCAACAATTGCGAAGTGGAGAGTGTTTAGGCAAAGCAAAACCGTGAATCAATCACACCAGCCAGATCGAGGGTGCCCCGCTCAGGCAACTCAGGCAACTCCGCTGCCGCCTTGTCTCCAAGCTGCCTCAGGATCTCCTCACGGAACCCTTCCAGCACATCTACCTCGGTGTATTGCTCAACGAAGGACTCACGCACGATGCGGAAGAGGTCCTCTGTGTCAGCGGCCAAGGTGCCGAAGCTGTCATGGATCATTGCGAAGTTGTGGATACCCTCTTGGGTAGCCCGTACTGTGCAAAGCTGCATGTGCGCCGCATCACAGGAGTGGATGAAGTTGGCCCCGATGCCGTTGGTCTGTGAGCGGCGATCCAGTGTGTCGGTCCGGTCTCCCATAGACACCTGGATGAGGCTCCCTTGCAGCGAGGTCTGGATGCGGCGAAGCTTGATGTCCCAGTAAGCCTGCATCACAGGGAATCCCAGCGGTGTTGACCAGCGGATGGGCAGGCCCTCACCAGACACCGCAGCAGCTGCCTTCTGAAGCCAGTTCATGGCCTCCACAGACTTCACTAGTGTCTGAGTGACAGCAACCCAGATCTGCCCAGCCATGAATGTCCCAGCCTTGTAGCCGTCACCTTCAAAGGGCCACGCCGAGCCGTCCCGCTGGTGCTTCTTGAACGCAGGGTTCATGGTGTCTTCCATGATCTGGTCCTTGAAACCAAACTGACGGGAACCGTAGGCCACACACATGACTGACCGCTTGGTGGTCTTGCGGGTAACCCCGAAGGCAAGCCACTGCTTGGCGTACTCCACATCCTCTTCCTTTCCAAATGGAGAGAGTCCAGACGCAACTATGCTCTTGAGGCTCTCCACCACCTTGTCTGCCACCATCGCGTAGACATCCTGCGGGGTTGGGGCAGGGATCAGGTTGACCGCCGCACCTCCGATGCTGTCCCGCAGCATTCCTGAGTAGTGTTGCAGGCCAGAGCAGGAGCCATCGAGGGCAACCGCCAGCTTGGACACGAACTCTTCACCCTGCTCGGAGTAGCCAGCCCACTCCATAGCGAATGCCAAGAACTGCCAAGGCTTGTCGATGCTGATCCCGCCGATCTCCGTGAACCACCCCTTGTTACCCATTGGGTCCTTCCCACAGGCCACGATCTCGGACTCGTTGTCCAGGACCCACTGCACACGGTCCTCAAGGCTGCACTTATCGTTGCCAGCAACATTGGCACCATGCATTGCCAGCCACTGGGCACCGTTGGCCCCGAGAGCCTTGCCTGCCGAGAAGTGAATCAATGCCTTCATGTGGTCTGGACCCTGTGGGTTGAACGATGGGACCGCATAGATGCGGCCACGGAAGTCCAACTGGTAGGGCATGTACAGGCGGGGATACACGCTGTAGCGCTCTGCGGTGTCAATGGTGAAGACCACATTCAGCCGCTTACTGCGCTCCTCGGTGTTCGCTTGGTACACCTTGGCTGCTGCGTGACGCCATTCGGTGCGGGACTCTTCATTCGTTTCGATGTCATGGGGCTTGATGGGAATCTCTTGACCCTCACGGGCGGGGAGACCGGCCTGGGCATGACCCAGTTCCCAGAACGATTTCAGGACCTCAAGGATGGGCACATTGACTTGCCATGCGGTTGCCTGAAGGGCATTGACAGCAGCGTAGACCACCGGCATTTCGGTGTTGGCGAGGTCCTCGTAGTAGCCCTTGCTGGAAATCTTGACAAGCTTGATGGGTCGAACAGCGGAGGACAGGTAACCACCATCATGGGGTGTGGTCCAGTCGCGGGGGGTCACCACCATCGGCTCATAGACGGGGCGCAGGATGCCCGTCATGGCATGGTTGGCCTCCATCTGACGCAGGAGTTCAGGCGAGGCCGTCAGGAGCTTCTGGGTGTTGTGCTTGCCCACTGTGCGGGTCTCCACTGTGAACCAGCCGAGCGTATCCATTGCCAGATCAAGCAACTTCATGCCTACATGCATGCGGTCCACTTCAGGCCACAGGTCCAGTTCCACCACCTCGGCAGCACGGCGCAGGGCATACATGCGTTTGTAGTGGTCACTAACTCGCTTCTTTGCACCACGCAGGATTGACTCGTAAGTCTTGCGCTCCTCCTCACGAACCTGCTCCAGCTTGACCTCGTCCTCGATGGCTGTACCAAGCTCACGGGCTGCTCTCTGGATCACCACAGGGGTGGAGACACGGCCAAGGAGTTTCTTGAGGGTGATGAAGGCCAGGGTGCCCACATCGATGTCCTTCAGGTACTTGTAGGCCACATTCCTGTTGCCTGCGACACCCTCGGCACACTCCCCAAGCCAGACGGTGATGGCCGCACTCAGGGTGGCGGTGTGGTGGGTCATCAGGGTCTGTGCTGCCGACAGCTTGTCTTCAGTGCCCAGTTGCTTGGCCTCGGTTACCTGCTTGAGGTAGCGGTGATTGCCCTTCTCTGTCATCTCGGACTCAAGGTGCAGCTGGATGTCAATCATTGTCTGGTCGGTCATAAGGGGTCCTTTGGTTGTCATGGGGGTGTCTATAGATGTCTCAAGTTGTTGTATCAATGGATGGTTTCTTAAGATGGTTTCTTTAGTAGTCTCTTTCGATATCTCCATAGAGTTCTCCTTAGGTGCATGGAAAGGATTTGTCGATGCCAATGTGGCACGAAATGGCACGATTTCTGCCGTACTGGTGATGTTTGTAACCATGAGATTGTCTCCAAGTGGGAATGGTCTAGACGCAATTTGGCTGACCTTCAGAGGCGAAGGACATGCACAAAGTGTAGCACACATTGGAGATGGTTACTAAGTGGAGAGCATTACGGCGTGGAAAGAAGAGGCTTTTGAGTCCTCAGTTCTGGCACTCAATGTTTCGATGTGGAGAGCAAGTTGCTGCAAGTGCTTGATTCATAAGCTATTTACGATTCGTGAGTATTGCTGATGTGGTACTGTTTCCACCACCGTTGTGGCACGATATGGCACGAAATGGCACGGCGTGGCACGGCTATGGCACGATGGCACGCTAGTACTTTGGATCGTACAGACGAAAAAAAGCCACCGCAGTGGGTGGCTGTTATTCAGGGGGGTGAACGCAGTGGCTGGTGCCTCGATCCGGAGTCGAACCGGAACACCTCTCGATACCAGATTTTGAGTCTGGCGCGTCTACC